CATTATCGGGTTTACAAACAGGACTAACACAACTCGTGAGCGGCGCTGCAACGTTTGTTTTTGCTGGAATTGCGCAAGGAGCAAGTGCATTAGCTGCAGCAACAACCGGTGTACCTATTTTGGGAAGTGTAACTGCGGCAATTGCTAGTAGTGCTTCAACTTTTGCTGCATATATTAGTACTGCACCAGTACTTATTCAAGTTGTTGCTGTTGTTGCTGTTGCGTATGTTGCAGTTAAAGTAGTAAAAGCTGTTTGGAAAGGCATTAAAAAATTATTCTCAGATGAAAGAATGAAAACAAACGTTAAATTTGTTAGAAAAATGCCAAACGGATTAAATCTATATCAATATGAATATAGAAAAGAATTCAAAGATATTGCGGGACACGGAGTGTTTGAAGGGTATATGGCTCGCGAAGTTGAAAAGCGTTATCCTAAAGCTGTCCAAATTGAGAGCAACGGTTATAAATCAGTAAACTATTCTTTAGTAGGAATTTAATATGGCGACAAATATAACATCAACCAGAGATGCGGAAATACCAATCTACGCAGGATCCGAGGTTATGTCTTTTACGGTGGCGCAGATGCCACCGGGTATAAAAATTTATACTTATGTGAACGGGGTTAATATTACACCTTTTACAGCACCGGTAACATCTGGTGCATTATTAGGTGATACTATTACTACTGATCAATTGGGTAGTGCACTTGGTTTTGTGTATATCCCTAGTACCGAAGGCAAATTTAAATTTAATGTTGGTGAGATTCGTCTAACATTTGGTGATAGTGCAGATGGTATAGAAAAATGTAAGTATATTTCTGAAACCACCTTAATGAATCATGGATTAAATATCGTAGATCCAGAACAAGGTGGTACAATTGCACTAAGAACAACAGAAAAATTTAGAACTTCTCCATTGGGATCTTCGGCAGATCCCAATAATACTCAGAAAAGATTAGATCCGTTATCTCAAACATTTACAATAGATGCAGGCACGTATCCATTGGGCATTGTTTTAACTTACATTAATTTATTCTTTTATACTAAAGACGATAAGTTACCTGTAAGTATAGAATTGAGACCTATGTCTGGTAGCAAACCGTCCACAACAGAATATATGTCTGGCACGATATCTTCAAGAGTACCGGCGGATGTAAATGTATATGATGCAACGGTCGGAGCAAAAGCAACAACATTTAGTTTTGCTCATCCAATATATTTGAAACCTGGCGAATATGCATTCTGTGTATATACTAAATCAGACAAGTATCAATTATTGTCTGCAAAAACAGGTGATGGTAAAACAGTTAAGCAACCGTTTGCTGGTAGATTATTTAAAGCACAAAATACTACAGACTGGTTGGGTGATGAAAATGAAGATTTGACTTTTATGTTAGGTAAAGCAAAATTTGATCCTGGTACAGTAACTTTTGAAATGACAACGCCGGCTCTTGCTGAAATAGATTATAATAGAATTCGTTTGTTAAGTACAGAAATTGCGTTGGGTGATACAGCAAAAGTTACGTATAAAATACAAACAACTGAAGATACTAACTCCAGAGATAAAACAAAATTTACCGATATTATTCCTGGTTCGGAATTAAATTTAACAGGAAGACAATCTTTAAAAGACAAGGGCGATTTAAAATTAGAAGTTTCATTGACAACAAAATCTAAAGATGTTGCGCCATTCTTAGATAAACAGTTGATGAAAGCTCAAATATTTAGAAACAACGTATTGCCTTATAGTACAGATATTTCTACATCTGAGTTGGCTGCAAATCACGGAACAGCACAGGCAAGATATATTAGTAAAGTTGTATCGCTTGCAGACCAATTTGACTCCACTGGGATGGAAGTAAAGGTAAATGTCAATAGAAAAATTGGTACAGATATCGAAGTTTTTGTTAGAGTTTTATCTAGAAACGATAAAAGTTTTGTTGGCGGTATACAGACAAGACCTTTTATTAAACTTCCATTGGTTTCACCTGTGAGTAAATCGTATGCGGGGACAAATGACGATTTATTTACTGAAGAAACATACAGACTATTAGAACCAGCTTTGACATATTCAAACTCTGCAAACTTAGTTTCAAATGTTGCAATAACGTCCACATATGAAACTTTTGCAAATTATCAAGTTAAGATAGTGTTCTACGCAAACAATCCAGTTTATTTACCTAAGATTAAAAACTTAGTAGCAACTTCATTATTATAAAATGAATTCAAGATATATTCCCGTAGAAAACGATCCTGGGTATGTTGTAGACCCAGCAAGTTCTGCAATTCTTAATACTAATACTCATGCTTTAATTGAGTACAAGCAAAAAAGAAAACAGACCAAACTAATTCAGGATATGAAAGACGAAATAAATATGTTAAAAGCGGAAATTGATAAAATTAAAAACCATTTAAATTTAAGTTAACCATATGGCTGCCCCAAAAAATCTACCAAATGTTCTTGTAGGAACAACACCTAATAGCGGAGACGGCGATTTACTTCGCGATGCCTTCATCAAAGTAAACGACAATTTTAATTCGCTTTATACTGGCGGGCAGGTTGTAGGACATGGATCTGATTCTAAAATATTACCGGGTTATACTTGGCAAGGCGATAAAGACACCGGAATGTACAGACAAGCCTCTGGTGTTATTGGCTTTTCTTTAAACGGCGCAGATTCTCTAATATTAAATGAGAACGGTACTATTAAATGGTACACAAATGAATTGGCAACACAAGATTATGTGTTAGCTAGATTAGCCGCATTTACTGGCGGCGTAAGTGGCGCAAACATTACTGTTGTTACTGGATCCGGTACTGCGAATGTAACTGTTAATGGTATTCCTGTAGTTTCTTCTTTGCCGTCATTGGGTAACTATGAGGGTAGAATAGTATTCAATTCTGGAGATGTTTGGGTCTATTCTAAATACCCCACAGGAAATGGTACAGGATTGCCGGCAGATTCTGCAATTGCAAGATTGGCTGGTTCTGATTCTAGATGGGTAAGATTTAGAGGCGATACTGCATTTGCTATAGGTGCGGTTAAACCTCAAACAGCACCAGAAGGCACCGTCTTCTATGAAACAGCAAATGCCAAACCGTATTTGTTTATTTCTGGTCAATGGAAAACATTATCAAGTGTTATAACATCTAGCGCACCGTCAGGTTTAGAAGTTTTAGTTTCATTACCAGTAGTTGGTGATGCAGGAAATTATTTAGGTAGAACAGTTGTAGTAGGGACAATTGCATATATCTTTATTGGTGGCGCTTGGAAAAATCTAAGCGACTATATTTCTAGTTCTTCTGGTACAGGTGGCGGAATTTCTGCAGGTGGATCGTTACCTGCAACAGCAAACGCGTTTGAATTGTTTAGAAAAACATCTGGTATAGATCCGGGGTTATATATCTATTCTGGTGGTTGGAATACAATACAACAATTTACAGCAAATACTGGCACAGCAAGAGTTAGAACATTAGCATCATTGCCATCAGATGTAACATTATACAACCCTGGCGATTTAATTATTGTAGGTGGTACTAGCTATATTTTAAATACAACTAAAACCAGTTGGGATTTTTATTCCCCAGGCGTAAGTGGTACTGTAACAAATATTGTTTTAAATGCAGGACAAGTAGGTAGTACAGAATTAGCATCTAACGCAGTTATAACATCTAAAATTTTAGCCAATATTATTACCGGAGAAAAATTAGTAAGCAATACTGTTACAACAAGAGAATTAGCTAGTGGGGCTGTTACATCTATTAAATTAGGAACAAACGCAGTTACTTCTGGCAAAATACAACCTGGTTCAATAACAGGAACCGAAATTGCAAGCAATTCTGTTAGTGGAACAAAAATTGTAAGTGGTACTATTACTAGATCTCAATTAGTTGCAAATATTTTTACCGGTGTTACAGTAACGGCAAACGCATTATCTGAAGTTTCTCAAAATGCTGGCACTATTACTTCAGGAATTTTAAGATCAACTGATGGTAGAATGGTTATTGATTTAAACAGTAAATTTATCAGAATTGAAATATGACAACTAATGTTTTGTGGGCGGGCACAACTGGTGGTAAAAAGGTAGTATCTATCTTCAATAATCCCACGGGACAACAGGGTAGTAATTTACCATTGACAAATCCAACAACATATTTGAATAGAATATATTTTGATACTAGATTCGACTATTTAAATATAATACAGAAAACAGATTTTGTTCAAAATTATTCTTTAGTTACCGCGGACCCCGATCCAACAGTAACAACTAAAAATACAAATGAGTATACTATAGCAATACACAATTTTGGCTATGTCCCTGCTGCAATTTTAATAGATTATGACACAAGAGAAATTATAGCAGGACACACATATGTACAAATTGTAAATAACAATTCATTTAGGATTGTATCATTAGCAATGGATAGTACTAAATTTTATATTAAAGAACGAAATATTGTTAATACAGATTCATTAACAACACTAACAAGAAGATACACATTGTTAGCGTTTGAAAATACAGCATCGGTACCATCTTTCTAATATGGCTAATGTATATCTTTTAAATTTAACCCAAGATTTTGTTTCAATGGGTAATGTATTTAGTACAGACAATAGTTATCTTTACAAAAATACTTCTCAATATTCATCTGCGGCAAACTACGCTTTTACTAAAACTTTACAGTCTAATGATTTGCGATTGTATCAAGAAACGCAGACCGGTATAAAGATTACAGATTACAGTCAAATAAGTAAAAGAGAAAATATTGGACCGGATGTTCCAGTATTAGGACCATTTATAGAAAACTATTCTGTTAACGGTGATTTAAATACTAATACATTTATTAATCTTTTACTATTAGATAAGCCACCTGTTAGAACAGGATTTTTTCAATTCTTTGTAGGTGGTCAAACATTCACAGGGTTGATTACTAAACAAACAAAGTATACATATTATAATTGGGAAAGAGTTGGTTCCAAATACGTTTATACAGAACAACCAAATGATTTAGGATATGCTATAGAAATTAGCAAAAATTTATTGTATACTGCAAATTTAGTAAATGGTGTTTATGAGTATATACCAACAGATTTAAATCTATTCTTAAGAGGTCTTTCCGGAAATGAGGAAATAACTTCAATACCGACAACTATAAATCCTAACTCATATTTAAATAGTATTCCGGGAGAACCTGAAGGAACAAACGGTGTATTGCCAATAAACTTATTTTATATTTCACCCGCGGATGCATTAAGATATATTGCTAGTTATACAGATTTAATTCTTGCATACGGATCAGATTACACTAAAGGTCAATTACATTATGCAAATGAAAAAGGTGATAGAACAATTACGTTTGATCCTATTGCGTATTTAAACAAATATGCAGATATTAGATCATTGTACGGATATGATACTTATAATGCAACTATTCACTATATAACAACTGGTTATAATGAAGGCAGAACTATAGAAAATGCTAGTGGCGAGGATCCTCAAAGTGGTGGTTTATATGATGAACGAAATGGTGCGGTCACATTACAGACAGACGTTATTATTTGGCCCCAGGGAGAAACTCTTGCTGGTCTTGGTTCTTCTTTAACATACAAATATAACACAACTAATTATTTCCTAAACGGAAGCGTGGAGATAACAGGCAATTTAGTTTATCTTGGAATTCAATAATGGGTATTTCTTTAAATTCTGGCGCATTCAATATAACCGATAGGTCGGGAAATACTAAGTTTTCTTTGAATAGAAGAATGCCACATATACTGTATAACACACCGGGTGTTATTAATATTCCAAAAGTATTAGCGTTAAGTCCAACTGCCAACTATGTAGATCGTTCTGACGAATTTATTCTGATTAATAATTCTTTAATAAATACTGATGACTACTTTGTTATGCCATTTTATAAAGTAAATGGTGGGGTTGCAGGTTCAGGAAGTTCTGTAATTAGTGGGTCTGGTTCAGTTATGATTAGAGAAATTATACAACCTAGTACAGGATTGTATCTTGGTTCATCTATTATAACAACAATAGTTGAACCTGGAATTTTAAAAATAGTATGCAAGCACAAGTTTGACCGACAAGGATTTATTAATATTGCTGGCGATGACATAATTAACTTAGCATATAGAATTTATTACGGAAGATTCAAATGATTAATATTACACAACTTACCGCAGATCATGTTGCGGATACTACAACTATAACTGCAGAAATTTATGAAACCGTGGGTTCATTGCAGAAAGTTAAAGACAAAGTAAGAGTTATATTATCGGGAATCCACACAACAATAAACGATGATTTAATGACATTAGTTGACAACGAAATAAAAAATAACGGGCTATAATGGCTACAACTAAAAATTTAAATATAGATCAAGGCGCAAGCTTTACTACAAGTGTTTATTATATAGACAATAAAACACCCACCTCATTGACGGGGTATGCTGTAAGATCTCAACTACGACGTTCATATTATAGCGCAAACGCTATAAGTTTTACTTCACAAATTACAGATGTTGCAAATGGAATAGTATCTTTGAATTTAGATTCAACCGTTACTACAAATTTAGTAGCAGGCAGATACCTATATGATGTTGAAGCATATAATGCTAATAGTGTTATAAGAATAACAGAAGGTATAGTTACCGTAAATCCAGGAGTAACAAAATAATGGCAACAGTAACAACAAGAGAACAACTTAAAGATTATTGCTTGCGCAGATTAGGTGCGCCTGTTATTGAAATTAATATAGACGACGATCAAATCGAAGATCGTATAGATGATGCTTTTCAATTCTATAGAGATTATCATTATGATGCTGTAGAAATGGTCTACTTAAAACACCAAATAACGGCTCAAGATATAGCAAACTTATATGTACCAATACCTGATTCTGTTGTAGGTGTTAGTAGAATTTTACCGTTTTCTGATAGATCAGATGGTATGAATATTTTTAGTATTCGTTACCAAATATTGATTAACGATCTATATAGTTTAATGTCTACAAACCTAATATATTACTATCAGGTTAAACAAGAATTAGAATTGATAAATCAAGTATTGGTTGGAACAAAGCCAGTCCGTTTCAATAGGCACATGAATAGGTTGTACATTGATATGGATTGGGCAGGTGATGTAAATGTAGGGGATTACATCATTGTGGAATGCTACAGAATATTAGACCCAGATACATACAGAGATGTATATAACGACAGATTCTTAAAGCAATATACCACTGCTCTATTTAAAAGACAATGGGGAGAGAATCTTAAAAAATTCAGCGGAGTTCAACTTCCTGGAGGTGTAACACTTAATGCCGATAAAATTTATGAAGACGCATTAGATGAGATAAACAAGATTGAAGCAGAGATGCAATCTAGATTTGAATTACCAGTAGATATGTTTACTGGATAATTTGTAGACTTTATTAAACCGGTACATAGATGATGATAACATCATGTCAATAGGAAGTCAATAGTAAAATGGCAACAGTTAATCATTATTTTCAGTCAGGTAGAACAATAGGTCGTTCTTCTGAACAGAATTTATACGAAGATTTGATTATCGAATCCATGAAGATTTACGGCGTAGAAGTCTACTATTTACCTAGAAAACCGTATAATCCCGATCCTATATTAACTGAAGATCCTTATAATAGTTATGAACATGCTTATCCAATTGAGATGTATATGGAAAATGTTTCGGGTTACGACGGTGATGATGAAATAATTACTAAATTCGGTTTGGAAATCAGAGATCAGGCTAATTTTGTTGTTGCTAGAAAAAGGTGGGTCGAGACAGTTGGATCAACTGGTACTTCGGTATTAAGTATTAGACCAGCAGAAGGTGATATAATTTATATGCCTTTGACAAAATCTTTATTTGAGATTCGAAAAGTAGATAGCCAAAGTCCTTTTTTCCAGGTAGGTAAGTTATTTGTATTTAGAATGAGTTGCGAATTGATGCAATACTCTAATGAAGTATTTGATACGGGAGTTAGTGAGATTGATGACATATTTAAACAATTTGCCGACCCATTAGACAATTTTGAAATGCTACAAGAAAATGGTGAAACTTTAGTTACAGAAGCAAACGCATTGTCTCCTATAATTAATGAAACACAATCTACAAATAATGATCCAACTGCCGCGGATAATGATTATTTTACTGCTGAAGCAGATAACGTTTTGGATTTTTCTGAAAGAAATCCGTTTGGTGAGGTTAACAAATAATGTTAGATCAACGTTTTTATTGGGGAACAATCCGTAAAGCAATCGTTGCGTTTGGTAATATGTTTAATAATATTACCATACAAAGAACAGATGCTGATGGCAATGTAGTGCAACTACAAAAAGTACCGTTATCATATTCGCCTAAACAAAAATTCTTAACTAAGATAAGACAACTACCCGATGTAGATACTCAGAATGTACAAGTCTTATTGCCTAGAATGGGATTTGAGATGATATCGCTGGATTATGATCCCAACAGAAAAATAAGTCCAATTCAACAATCAAGAACAATTAATAGTTCAACTGCAGCAAATGCTCAATATGCCCCAACACCTTATAATATAAATGTAATTTTATATGTATATGCAAAAAATCAAGATGATGGATTACAAGTAATAGAACAAATTCTACCTTATTTTAATCCTGATTATAATTTAACTATTAAAGCTGTACCGCAACTTAATATTAAAAACGATTTGCCTATAATCTTAAGTTCTATAGGATTTGAAGATGATTATGAGGGAGATCTAACTACAAGAAGATCTATCATATGGACATTGAGTTTTGTACTAAAACTTAATTTTTACGGTCCTGTTAGTAAACAAGGTATTATTAAAAAGACAACATCCAATATTTTTAATGATGCGGAGCTTACATCTCAGCAACAAATAATAACAGTACAACCCGATCCGGTAACTGCAAATGTAACCGATTCGTTTGGATATATTGAAAACTTTGAAGACTTTTAACTATGAAAAATATAGAAAATTTGAATGATATTTTTAATATCAATCCGATGGATGAAACTGAAAATACAAATTTGCCCACAATTCCTGAAAATTTAAATGCAACAAAAGCAATGGATCAGGAAGATGATTACCAATTGGCCAGACAAACAATGAGAAAATTGTTGCTAAAAGGTGAAGACACTTTAGAGGAATTAATTAGTCTATCTAAAAATTCTGAGCATCCTAGAAGCTATGAGGTAACGGGGCAATTTATTAAAACCTTATCTGATGTTTCAAAAGATTTGTTGGGGTTGCAGAAACAGGTTAAAGAACTACAGGCGGACGATCCGGTTCAAATTGGAACACAAAATAATGTAGTGTTTGCTGGTTCTACTAGCGAACTAATGAAATTGTTAGGTAAAAAAGATGACAAAATCATCGACCAGTAAAAAATTATCCTATAATGGTAACCCCAATCTAAAACAGATTGGTACGATTATATCGTATTCTCCGGAACAGGTTAAAGAAATTATAAAATGCAGTCAAGACCCAATTTACTTTATTGAGAATTATTGTAAAATTGTTTCATTGGATAAAGGTTTAATTCCTTTTAAATTATACGATTGTCAAAAAGAAAAAGTAGACATTATACTTAATAATCGTAAAGTTATTCTGATGGAAGGTCGGCAACAAGGTAAGACAATTACTGCGGCTGCTTGTATTCTCTGGTATACATTATTTCAGGAAAATAAAACAGTTGCTATATTAGCAAACAAATCCTCCGCTGCTCGAGAAGTACTTTCTAGATATGAACTAATGTATGAAATGCTTCCAATATGGATGCAACAGGGTGTAAAGACATTCAACAAAGGTGACATTGAACTAGAGAATGGTTCTAAAGTATTTACAGCTGCAACAAGCTCATCTGGTATTCGAGGCAAATCTGTAAACTGGTTGTACATTGACGAAGCAGCAATTATTCCTAATAATGTTGCAGAAGATTTCTTCACATCTGTTTATCCAACAATTTCTGCTGGTAATACCACAAAGATTCTATTGACATCTACCCCGCTTGGCTACAATCATTTCTGGAAATTCTGGAATGAAGCTGAGCAAAAATTAAACGGGTTTGTTCCATTGTTTATTCCATATAGCAAAATTCCTGGTAGAGATGAGAAATGGGCCGCAGAACAAAAAGCTATGCTGGGCGAACTCAAGTTCAACCAAGAGGTTTTATGTAGATTCCTCGGGTCTTCTAATACTTTAGTTAATCCGGATACAATTGGTAGAATGTCGGTTAAACCCTATATCTATAGTAAAGATGGTTTAGATATATTTGAGGAACCAGAAGAGGACAAGGTGTATATGCTTGTAGCTGATACATCCAGAGGAGTGGGGGGAGATTACTCAGCATTTACGGTATTGGATATCACAGCATACCCGTATTCTGTCGTTGCAAAGTATAGAAACAATAAAATAAGTCCTTTGCTTTTTCCAAATATAATATATAAAGTAGCAAAAGATTACAACAAAGCATATTGTTTAGTTGAGATTAATGACAACGGCCAGCAAGTGGCTGATACATTATACATGGACTTAGAATACGAAAATGTATTCTTTGTCGGAAATAACAGTAAATCGGGACAGTATCTGTCTGGCGGATTTTCAAATGGGGCAACCCTTGGTGTGAGAACAACTAAACAAGTTAAACGATTGGGATGTACATCGTTCAAGAGTTTAGTTGAGGGCACAAAACTACTAATTCATGATCCAGATATTATAAACGAAATTTCTACGTTTATTGAAGTTCGAGGAACACACAAAGCAGACGAGGGATATCATGACGATTTGGTCATGACTCTAGTACTGTTTGCATGGGCAACTAACGAATCGTTTTTTAAAGACCTAACTGATAGCAATTTAAGAAAAGCCCTGTACGAAGAACAATTTAAACAGATTGAAGAAAATCTGACTCCGTTTGGTATTGTTGACAGGGGCGTTCCAGAACACGAAGCCCCAGTAATAACAACTGACGAAATATGGTTTACAGCATCCTCGAAATCTCCGGATGAGATTCACGAAATGCAAAGAAAATTCCTTGAAAATGTCTAAATGAACATACTTATAAATAAATAGAAAATCATATTATAGAGCTATCTATAAAATTATCAAGGAGAAGAAGATGGCATTTCAGCTTTCACCTGGCGTTTTAGTTACCGAGGAAGATAAAAGTACGGTTGTTCCCGCGGTAGCAACTTCTGCTGGAGCATTTTCGGGAGCCTTTCAATGGGGACCGGTGGAAAAAGTTACAACCGTAGACACGGAGAGAAATCTTGTAGAACAATTTGGCAACCCAAATGACGATACTGCAGGTTATTTTTTCACAGCGGCAAACTTTTTATCATATGGAAATAATTTAAAATTAGTTAGAGTTGCAGATAAATCTGTTGCAAGAAACGCCGTTACTACACCGTCTGGTAGAGTTTCTGGTGTAACAATTACTAATACA